TTCAAAATTGCCCTCTACTCCAGTTCCGCCACGCTTAACTCCTCGACCACGGCCTATTCATCCTCCGGGGAGGTTAATGTTTCCGGCTACACGGCGGGCGGGGCGACCCTGACCAACGTAAACCCCTCCTCTAGCGGCACCACCGGATTCACGAGCTTTTCTACAGTGACATGGGAGGCCAGCGGACTGACCGCTCGCGGTGCCTTGATCTACAATTCGGATGCCACGGGGTACACCAACCCGTCTGTTATGGTTCTGGACTTTGGAATGGATCGTTCTTCCCTGAGTGGGGTTTTCACGATTACCTTCCCAACCTTTAATTCCTCATCTGCGATTATAAGGGTTAGCTAAATGCCCAGTACATACTCAACCAATCTCAAGCTGCAATTGATGGCCACGGGCGAGGACAGCGGGACTTGGGGCGTCAACACCAACAACAACCTTGGCACCCTGATCGAGGAGTCCATTGTCGGTGCTGCTACGGTTGCCATGGCAGACGCCAATCAGACCATCACGACTCCTGATGGGGTCACGGGAAGTGGTCGCCATGTCTATCTCAATTGTACTGGGGTCCTGACAGCCAACCGCAATCTGGTTGTTCCGACATTGAACAAAAACTACGTCGTTACCAATTCGACCACGGGTGGGTTCTCCATCGTGGTCAAGACGACAGCCGGTACGGGTATCACCATAGGCCCCGCCCTGAAGCGGTATGTCTACGCTGACGGAACCAACGTCGTAGAGGCAATTAACAGCGTTGGTGATTTTACCGTTGCGGGTACTCTCGGTATCTCTTCGGTGTCTACTACGGGTAACGCTACAATCGGTGGCAACCTTGCGGTCACCGGCACAACGGCTCTGACGGGCAACGCCACGATGGCCGGTACAGTGGGCGTTACCGGGGCTGTGACCGGAGCCAGCTTCAACAAGACTGCAATCACCGCCCCGGCGACCGGGTCTACTCTGTCTATTGCTGACGGCAAGACGTTTACCGCCAGCAATACGCTGACGCTGACCGGAACAGATAACACAGCCATGACGTTTCCGGGAACCTCCGGAACGGTTGTCACGCTTGACGCTACGCAGACGCTGACGAACAAGACGCTAACCAGTCCAACGATCAACACTCCCACGATTAATACCGCAACAATCAATACAGCGACTATCAATACCGGATCGATGGGCGCTGCCTCGACCGCGACGACGCAGACGGCGGGCGATAACTCCACGAAGCTGGCGACGACGGCATACGTTGACACCGCAGCAACCAACACAGCCTACGTCACGATGAAGGTTATCGGAGCATTCCCGTTCAGCTTTTCCTACACGCCCCGCCGGTCCACTTCTATCTTGACTATCGAAGTCGACATTCCGTCTATTGGCGGCTCGAACACCACCAATTCTTTGACGGTGACCGTCGGTGCGTCAACGCTCAACACGGCCTTTATCCAGTTCACAAACCTAGCCTACCACGCAAGCCCATTTCGCGTCATTGGGACGTATCAGGTTGCGTCGGCTGCGGCGCTTACTATTGGCTCCGCTTTGACGGGCGGCGGCACGCTGACGGGCTCGGGAACGGTGTACATGCGCGTCACTGAATCCTACGGAGTGATTTCGTGATTTCGCTATCAGCGCAATCCGGATTGACTAGAGGCATGGTGTCCTGATGCTTACCCCCCTGAAGTTTAAGCCGGGGATCGTCAAAGACCTGACCAGATATGCCAACGAGACTGGCTGGTTTGATTCCAACTGGGTTCGGTTTCGTATGAGCCTTCCAGAGAAGATGGGGGGCTGGCAGAAGTATTCGACTTCTACATTTCTGGGGATTTGCAGGGCTCTCATCAACTGGACGATTCTAAGTGGAAGGCAATACTTCGGACTCGGAACCAACCTGAAGTATTACATTAATTCTGGCAGTGGTTCTTATACTGACATTACTCCAATCCGCAGAACAGTTACCTTGGCAGCCGATCCGTTTGCCACCACCATTGGATCGACCACAGTTACAGTGACAGACGCTGGCCATGGTGCTGTCCTGAATGACTTCGTGACCTTTTCTGGAGCAACCAGTTTCTCCGGTATCCCGGCAGGAGACTTTAACCAAGAACACCAGATCACCGGCATCATCAATGGCAGCAGTTACACAATCACCGTAGATACGGCAGGCCAAATCGTTGCTTCGGGAGGCGGCGCAGCGGTTGAGGCTGAGTACCAGATCAATGTTGGTCTTGCTAACTCAGTGCCGGGTGTTGGGTGGGGCGCTGGCACATGGGGGCATGATACATGGGGATCGGATGCCACCGATGGCATTTCACAAAATCTCCGTCTCTGGTCGCATGATAACTACGGAGAAGACCTGATCGCGAATGTCCGCAATGGTAACATCTATTACTGGGATGCGACCACGCCGCTGGCAAGAATGGTTCCTCTTGAGGATATACCCGCCGCGTCTGATGCCCCGGTTGTTGCAACAATTATCATGGTGTCCTCTGAAGAGAGGCATGTTCTTGCATTCGGGACCAACCCGATTGGGTCGGCAACCCAAGACCCTCTCTTCATTCGCTGGTCCGCAACGGAAGATGCCGCTGACTGGACGCCGACCGTAATCAATACAGCCGGTGGCTATCGCCTTTCTGTCGGCACCAAGATTGTAGCTGTTCTTGAAGGAAGAGCAGAAACTCTTATCTACACGGATGTTGCCATCTACCAGATGCGCTGGACGGGAGCGCCCTTTGTCTTCAGCTTCGTTCAGATTGGTACGAACATCGCAATCATTTCTCCCAACGCGGCAGTAGCCTTGGGAGATGTTTCATTCTGGATGGGTCACAACCAGTTCTATTCCTACAATGGTCGCATTCAGATAATGAATTGTCCCGTTGCGGATTATGTATTTAGTCGTTTGACCATGGCGCAGTCTCAGAAAATCTATGCATTCAGCAACAGTCACTTCGATGAAGTCGGTTGGCTTTATCCCGGAGACAGTAATGAATGCGACAGCTATGTGATCTACAGTATCAGGGAAAACGTCTGGTACACTGGCTCACTCGGCAGGACCGCATGGATTGATCGTGGTCCGAGTTATCTGCCGGTAGCCACTTCCGAAGACGGCTACCTGTATGACCATGAGTATGGTTATGATGATGGCAGCACCAATCCGCCATCTCCGATAACGGCTTACATCGAGAGTTCTCCCATGGAAGCGCCGAATGGTGAGCAGTTCATGTTCATCAACAGGTTCATTCCTGACGTTACGTTCAGGGATTCTTCGGCGGCGAACCCGTCCGTGGACATGACCTTCACCATGCAGAACTATCCGGGCGGAAGCCTTACGCAAAACTACAGCAAGACAGTCACGCAAACCTCGACGGTCACAGTGGAGCAGTTCACGGAGCAGTGCTTTATCCGCCTCAGGGGAAGAAGCGCATCCTTCCGCTGCGAGAGCAATGACCTTGGGGTTGCTTGGCGTCTTGGTGTTGTCCGCGCTGACATCAGATCGGATGGCAGGCGATGAGGCTTCCCAATCCGCCTCCGGATTACGAAATTGCGTGGGGCAACCAGTACTCGCGTGTGCTTGAGCAGGAAGTGCAGAACCTATGGAACGCCATCCGGCTTTTGCAGCAAAGTACGCTACCTTCCTACACGACGGCGGAGAAAGTCACCCTGACAAACAGGGCGGGCTGGCTGATCTTCGATAGCACGCTCGGCAAGGCTTGCATCAATACCGGCGCGGGCTGGCAAACCATAACGAGTGTATGAGGACAGCAATGCCATCACATCCCTATAAAGACATTGCGAATCATCTGGCTTCCAAGGGCAGGTATGGAGATACTGAACTCCTGCATGTAAACCGTGCGGAGCTTCGTGGCCTAGCCGCCGCCATGCCCGGTGGCAAGCTGACGATCAACCCCCACACCGGAAAGCCTGAAGCGTTCCTGCCGTTCCTGCTACCCCTTCTGGGCGGTCTGGCTGGCAGTGCATTCCTGCCCGGTGCCGTTGCCGCCATGGGCTTGGGTACGCTGGGCACCACGATGGCTGGTGCCATTGGCTCCGGTGCCGTGGCTGCGGGTCTTGGTCTGGCAGAGGGCAACGACATAGGGACTGCTGCTGGCAAGGGACTGCTCTCGGGTCTGGGCAGCTATGGCTTTGGTTCCGCGCTGGAGGGTCTGGCCAGCGGAACAGGGGCTACCGCTGCCGAGGCGGCTGAAGCTGCGACCAAGGAAGCTGCGAAGCAGGGTGCCACAGGAGGTATTGGCGCGGCCCTTCCGGGTAGTACTCCTCTTGATCCATCTGTTATGCCCAGCACCAGCAGCATCGACAGGTTTAACCCACTTGATCAGGGGCAGTATCTTCCCGCGTCCAGCGCCCAGCCGTGGGCCGGTGCTACTAGTGTCGGTGCCCCATTGCAGGTTCCTGCCCCCGGCATGTTCGGGGACATGGGGAACCAGCTATCCAATGCTGGATCAAACTATCTGGACACAGCCCAAAAGGCGGCAGGTAATCTGACCAACCCCAAGGCTTTGTGGGGAACCTTCGGAACGAATTCTTCAAGGACGCTCCTCCCCATGGGCCTGTCCATTGCCGGTCAGGGCATGTTCGACCAGAAGCCCCCGCCGCAGATGCCCGTCGAGCCAACCTACCCCGCAGCCTCGACTGCTGGCACCGGACGCCAGTACGCCGAGGCACCCTCCAGCTATAGGCCGGGAAGAGACCCTGAGTGGAACTATTTCCGAGGGGGTTATCGGGATGGTGGCAACGTCCGCCCGTCGAACGAGTACTTTAGCGACCTCACGGTGGGTAAATACCCTCCGTTGAACGCCGAGAACCTCATCAAGGCAGGCGCGATGCGCGTCACGCAGCCGGGGAACGGGCGGGACGGTGGGTTTGACCAGAGTGACGACCCCGAGTTGTACTCCTTGGTGTCCTACGCCAACGATACGCACCCCGACAGCTACAGCAGAGCATGGCCCGACAAGCCCTCCAGCTACGAGAGCGCGTCTAGGTCGTTGAACGAACCGGGTGCTTTGTACGACGGAAAATACCGACAGTTGGTGTGGTCTGCGCAGCAGCGTGGCATGCCCGCGAGGGATATGTACTTGCCGTCTGCTTACCAGCAAGCCGACACTAACTACGCTGACGGTGGCGGCGTGGCACATGGTGGACTAAGCCGTGCGATATCGGGACCGGGCAACGGGCTGGATGATTCCATCCCCGCCATCATCGATGGTCGCGTACCCGCCAGCCTCTCTTCGGGAGAGCATGTCATCCCCGCTGCGGTAGTCTCTGCCTTGGGGAACGGTTCCACCGAGGAAGGTTCCCGCCAGCTTGAGGCCATGACTGACAGGATTCTGAAGAAGAAGTTCGGCACCAAGAACAGGACGCCGCGCCCTCTCAACCCTGCAAAGATGCTGGTGGCTTAATCCCCCATGGCAGATGATCTCCAGATTTCCCTCGTCCCTATCTTCGCTGTCGAGAAAGAATGGGACCGCGTCAAAAACCTGTTGAAGGTGGCGACCGACATGAGCGGTGGCCGATACAAGATCAATGATCTTAAAAGGAAACTGACTACGGGAGAGTTCCAGCTTTGGGTGATCTTCGATCAGAAGTTTGAGATCATTGCGGCAATCACCAGCACTTGCACCGAGTACCCGGACGGTAAGTTTCTAAGCGGCCAGTTCCTTGGCGGCTCCCGACTGGAGGATTGGAAAGACAAGTTCTGCGATGTCTTTGATAATTGGGGCCGGGACTGCAAATGCAAAAGCGTAGAGCTTACAGGCAGGTCCGGATGGTCCAAGGTTTTAGCTCCGAACGGGTATCGAGAGATGTACCGGACTTATCAGAAAGAACTAAAATGACCGGGGGATATTAATCATGGGTAGTGGAAAAGGCGGCTCTGCGCCGACACAGCCGACGACTCAGAACGTAAACAGTTCGTCGCTTCCTGCTTATGCGGAACCCTACTTCAAGTCGATGATGGATAGGGCGCAGGCGATCAGCAACAATCCCTACGTACCCTATACGGGGGAGCGTCAGGAAGCGTTCAGTACTCAGCAGAAACAGGCTTTCGATAATGTCGATAAGAATGTCG